AGACCGGCAGGCGGCGATGGCCGCCGAGGCGCAGCGCCTCCGCCAGGAGCGGTCCGACCGCACGGCGCAGAACGTCCGCGACCGGGCCGCCGCGGTCGATCAGGCGAACGCCAACCTCCGGGCCCAGGTCGATCGGTTCCCGGTGCCGCCGCCGGTCGTGGTGCCGCAGGAGATGCGGACGGAGACCGCCGGCACGTTCTCGGCGTTCGGCCTCGGGCAGCTCGGCACCGGAAGCATCGACAAGCAGCAGCTCGACGAGCTGAAGCGGATCCGGGAGGAGTTGCAACGGGCGGCGATGGCCGGAGGGATCGGCCCGTGAGGAGAACACCATGCCGCTGACCTGGATCGAGGACGCCACGAGCCGCTCCGCGACGATCTTCCGTCTCGGGAGACGCGACCCCAGCACGCGGCAGCGCGTCTGGAACGTCATCGGCACGTCCGACGAAGACGTGCTGCACGCGGATATCAACGCCAAGATCAGCACGCTCTACGCCACGTGGACATACCCCGGGCAGCCGCTCGTCCGGCTCCGGGCCGAGTCCTACTCGGTGGACTACCAGGGCGACATGCTCTGGCGCGTGGCGGTGCAGTACGAGAAGATCGGCGCGGACGACCCGACGCAGTCGGGGCCGCTCAAGCGAGTCCGGTCGTTCGACACCACGGGCGGCACGCAGACGATCACGCAGTCCCGCGGCGGCGCGGATGGCGAGAGGGTCTACGACTCGACGGGGTTCGTGGCCGTGAACCCGCCCTCCATGAAGGGCGCGGTGAACGTGGATGATCGCGGCGTGAACGGCGTGGACATCGTCGTCCCGAACCTTCAGTGGACGGAGTCCTACGACGTGCCGTCGCGGTTCGTGGCCGACGCCTACGTGCGGGCCGTGCATCTGCTCACCGGGTCCGTGAACGCCGCACCGTTCCGCGGGTTCGCGAAGGGCGAGGTGTTGTTCCTCGGCATGACGGGTTCCCAGGAATGGGACACGCAGCGCGGCGACGGGCCGTGGAGCCTCTCCTACAAGTTCGTGGCGTCGCCGAATCGTGGGCCCGATCTCGGCGGCCTGCCGGCGGAGCCGATCGGCAACATCACCACGTACAACAAATATGGCCACGATTACCTCTGGGTGAAGTACGCCTCGGTGGACGACAACGTCAACAACCTCGTCCTCCGGCAGCCGCTCGTGGTCTACGTCAACAAGTTCTATCCGGACGGCGATTTCACGAAGCTCGGCATTGGTGTCGCATGAGAGATGGCCGCACTGGCAGAGTGACACCGGGCCCGATCAAGGGGCAGCTCTCCGCGGCTGCGCTCAACCGCGCCCAGGATGCCGCCGACATCGTCTTGGAGCAGCGCGGCAACGGCATGGCCGACGGCCCGCGCGACGCGCCGCCCACGTACGTGCCGATCCTAGCGAAGAACGCCACCACGGGCGCCGTCGCACGATGGGGCGTGATGAGCGTCGCCGGCGTCGTCTTCACGCCGTCAGGCTCGACCGGCTCCGCCACGCGGCAATTCCAGGATCAGCCCGTGATCTCCGGCGGGCTCCCGACCGGCGGCACGGCGTTCGTCGTCGCGGTCGAGCCGATCAAGGCCGGCGGGATCGGCCGGTGTGCCGTGGCCGGCGTGGTGCAGGCGCGGATCAACATCGTCTCCGCGAGCGATACGTTCGCCACCGCGAAGGACGGCGACCTCACACAGCTCACGAGCAGCTCGAGCGGGGAGGCGGCGATCCTCTGGAAGGAGGGCGGCACGGGGGCGAACAAATGGGCCCTCGTGCGGTTCGGGGCTGCCGGAGCCACGTTCGGCAACCGTCTCGGTAAGGCGAGCGGCACGTGGACGAAGGGCGCCACGGCGAGCGTGACGCACTGGAAGGGTGACGGCACGGCGGCGGTGAGCGGCCCCAGCGGGCCGGCGACGTTCGTCGCGATCAACCGGGCCCAGACGATCACGGGACCGACCGGCGGCTACTGGGTCGGCGTGGACAGCATCGACGGCACGTGGCACCTCAAGTGGGCGGAGTGCAGCGAATGATCCTCGGCGGCGGGCAGTGCCAGAAGTGCAAGTGCATCCCGTGCGACCCGTGCGAGCAGGAGTGCACGAACCCGCACACCGGCGACGCCTACGAGGTGGTCTACACCCTCTACTCGCTCGGCGTGGAGATCGGCAACACGACCGACGGCTACCTGACCGCGTCGGGCAGCAGGGACGAGGACGATCCCTACGACGGAATGGACGGCAGCAGCCCGTGGTACCAGCAGGTCGAGGGCGGGTTTTCGTTCGGCCCGAGCGTCACCCGTAACCCGTGCACGGTGCGGGTATCGTTCTGGCGCAGCACGCGCACGCTCGGGCCGACGGTGTTCCCGCCGCCGGCGGCCACGCTGACGGTCAGCAAAGTAACCGTCTCGTGCACGGCTGGCCGGATTCGGTTCGGCGAGAACGTCATCTCGGAGGGCGAGTCGCAGGACTTCGACGTGACGTTCCCGCTCGTGGCCGGGACGGGCGACCAGAGCGCGGACGACCCGCGTTCGGCGGAAGGCACGTTCGAGGTATCTCCGTTGTGTCGCGAGGCGTCGTTTTCCATCACGGCGCGCATCGAGTGGACGACCAGCAATCGCCTGCACACCCTCTACGGTCTCGTGCGCGAGTGCTACGAGATCGGCACGCCGTGCGCGGAGTTCTGCGACGGAGACCCGGCGCCGGACGAGATCTACCTGACGATCAGCAACCTCGAGGTCACGGCATTCGACGAATACGACTCCGTGACCTATTCGCCAGAACAACTCGACTCCACGAAGGAATACCTCAACAGCACGTTCGTGCTGCCGAGAACGGAGAACTTCTGCGGCTCGTTCGCTGGGGCGTTTTCGGCCCCGCCGACAAGCGCCAATCTCGAGTCGTGCGACAGCCTCTCGGGAGGAACGGCACTTTCCATCGAAGTGTCGCAGGCATTCAAGCAGATCTACATCCGGATCGCGGTGGGGCGTGGAAACCTCTGCGCGTGGGCCATCGTGATGAAGGCGTCGATGCTCGACGGCATGTTCCCGATCTGCGGGACGGCGTATATCGAGTCCGGGCAAGGAACGGACATCGCGTTCATCGGTCCTTCGCCGGCGACGTACGTAGGCTCCTTCGACTGGGAGATCACGACATGATCTCCTGCGACCTCTCCTCCCCCGACGCCACCTGCCCGCGGTGCGGATTCGTCTCCAAGATCCGCGGCGCCATCCGGCGATGCCGCAAGCCGGCACCGCGGGTGTGCGGACCGGGCTGCCAGCTTCGCCGCCTCCTCGAATGGTGGGGAATCCGCGACGACGGCCGGTGTGGGTGTTCCGAGTTTGCCTCCCAGATGGATACATGGGGCCCGGCCGGCTGCGCCGCCCGGGAGGACGACATCCTCGGCCACCTGGCGGAGGCCGCCGTCCGACGCGGGCTGCCGTTCGTGCCGCTCGCCGCCCGGGTGCTGATCCGGCGTGCCATCGCCGCCGCGCAGCAGGAGATCGCCGCAGGGGGCACCGATGCCCCGCCGGCGGGGTGACGATCTACCGCACGGAGGCGGCCGTGAAAAAGCGTGCGCAGGTGTGGATCGGCGACCAGCGGTGGACGATCCACCGGACGAGCAAGCTGCCGACCGACCGCGATGGCGAATGCGACTACGGCGACCGCACGATCCGCGTCCGTGCCTCGATCCAAGGCGAAGAACTGGCCGAGGTGCTCATCCACGAGATGTTCCACGCGCGGTGGCCTGACCTCTCCGAGGAGGCCGTGACGGAGATGGCCCAGGAGGTCGCCGGCACGCTCTACGGGTTCGGATTCCGGCACGAGGAGGAGCACGATGGCTGACAAGCGACCGGGCCTCGCTGACGCGATCCGTGCCGCCGTTCCGCCGGTGACGCGGCGGGCGGTGTGCTGGTGGGAGAAGCTCGACGCCGAGACGCTCGCGGAGCTGGAGGCGATCCGGGCCGACTTCCGCTCCGGCCGGCTCGGCCAGTCCAAGTCTGCCGTGGCCGCGGCGGTCGTCGCGGAGCTGTCGTCGCGTGGCCTCTCCGACATCGGCAAACAGGGGGTGACGACATGGCTCGGCGCGGAATGAGGCACGCCGTCGCGGAGCAGGTGGCCGCGTCCGCGGCCTCTCCCCCGCCCGACGCCGAGCAGGTGACCGAGCGTCGCTCCGGCGCGGAGATCGAGTACCGCTCCGTCTCGGCGACGATCCGCACCGTCGAGGATCTCATCCGCCACATCGAGGCGGATATGACCCGTTTCGAGGTGTCGCAGAGCGAGGCCACGAAATGGGAGGTCGCCACCGTCGATCGCGAGACCGGCAAGCCGGTCGTGACGGTGCTGCACCGGGTCTTCGTCCGGCTCCGGCCGCGGTCGGGCCCGGCGACGGCGGAGATCGTCGAGGCGATGATCGCCGGCGCCGCGTCCGCCGGCAGGATTGGCCGCCCGGCAGCGAAGGCCGCGAAGGCCCGGCCCGGGCCGTGGCAGGTGCTCGTCGTCGCGGACACGCACTTCGCGAAGTACGCCTGGAGCAAGACGACCGGCGGCGACGACTACGACCTCGATCACGCCGAGCGGCTCGTCGGTGCCGCCGGCCGCCAGCTCCTCGACCAGGGCGACGCCCACCGGCCGGCGCGGCGGACGATCGCCTTCCTCGGCGATCTCTTCCACTACGACACCCCCGACGCGAAGACGACACGCGGCACGCCGCTCGAGCGTGACGGCCGGCTGGAGCGGATGGTCGAGACCGGCTCGCGGGCGCTCGTCTCGCTCGTGGAGCGGTCGGCGGAGACGTGTCCCACCGACTGCGTCGTCGTGCCGGGGAACCATGACGAGACGATGACGGCATGGTTTCGCGTGCTCTTACGCACCCATTTCGCACGGGACAAGCGGGTGACGGTGCACGAGGTCTACACGCACCGGCAGTACCTCGAACACGACGGCACGCTCCTGGGGTTCGCGCACGGGGACAAGGCCCGGGCGAAGCTGCCGTCGCTCATGGCGCTGGAGGCCCGGGAGGCGTGGGCCCGGTGCCGGTGCCGGGAGATTCACACCGGGCACCTCCACAAGCAGGCGGCCCGAATCCGCCGGGTGATCGACTCCGACGGCATCGACACCGTGGACGGCGTCGTGACCCGCACGGCCCCGGCTCTCTGCCCGCCCGACGACTGGCACGCCCAGGAGGGGTGGATCGGATCGCGACAGGCGATGGAAACGTTCTTCTACGCCCGCGGGGGCGGTTTCGCGGGGATGCTCGTGGCGGCCCCCCGGCCGGCGGTCGGGACCACTTGCGAGCGCGCGTAGGCTGGGACTCATGCTCACCTCCGACGACCTCGCCGACATCGACCGCCGGATTCAGCGGGCCGGCGGCGCCAACTGCTGGACCGGGACCGCCGGCAGCATCGCCGCCGACGCCCGCCGGCTCGTCCGGCACATCCAGGAGACCGCCGCCATGTGCAACACCAACGACACGCACCTTCCCGCGCTGGCTCCGACCGGCCCGCACCTCGTCGGCCCGCCGTGCGCCCCGCCGCCGATCCACCCCGACGACGCCGGCTACCCCGCCGATCACATCCTCCGCGGCGTCGCCGAGATGGAGGGCCGGCGTTACCTCGGGGACGAGACGGAGCGGGAGGACGGGCCGGTGCCAGTCCCGGGCGAAGGCATGACGGCGAAGTTTGGCACCGGTGCCGTCCGCAGCGACGCCGTCGAGGAGTTCCGGTACGACCTTGTCTCGCCTATCGGGATTCGCGAGGTGGCCCGCACGTGTGCCGAGGGCGCGGAGAAGTACGACGACTTCAACTGGGAGAAGGGGATGCCGGTCCACGACCTCCTCAACCATGCCCTGGCCCACATCTACCAGTTCCTCGGAGGCGACCGGTCGGAGCCACACCTCCCACATGCGGCGTGGAATCTGCTGGCCGCCATCCACTCCGCGGAGCTGTGGCCGCAGCTCAACGACGGCACGCTCCGCCGCCCGGGCTGCCGGCACCCGTCCGCACCCCCTCCGGGCGTCTGACGCCCCCTGGGACGATTGGTGGCGAGGTGATGAGTGATCGCCCGCCCGACCCACTGGCGTGCCACATCTGACGGCCGCGAGAGCGTCGCGGTGCCGGGTGGTCACGCATCCCTCGAACGGCTCGCCCGCCGCGGCGACACCACCGGCAAGATCACGAGCCGGCGGTACACGCGCGAGGAGGTCGAGCTGTTGGCGTTCCGGTTCGGGATCACGGTCGATGCCGTGCGGCGTGCCATCGCCCTCGGCCTTGTGGAGACGCTCGATGCCCGCGACCGGTAGCCTCTCCGGCGTCATCGCCACCACGACCGCCGTCACGCAGACGCAGACGGACACCGTCGGCACCTCGACGCGTGGCGTGACGGTCGGTGCCAACTACTCGCTCAATTCCGCCTCCGGCCCGGTCGCGGATCAGATCTGGGTGAGCAACCGCAGCGTCACCGGCGGCACGGAGGAGACGCTCGATCTCCTCGCGCTCGCGGACACGATCCAGGGCGCGACCGGCATCCAGGTGATGCGGCAGGTGCGGCTCGTGCGCGTGACGTGCAACGAGACGACAACCGGGCCGCGGATCGTCGTCGGGCCGTCGGGCACGAACGGCTGGGGCCGCGTCGCCGGCGAAGTGGGCCCCGGCGGCGAGCTGCTCGCCGTCCAGCAGACGCACGCCTGGGGCGTCACCGCCACCGAACGTGGCGTGACGATCAGCGCCACCGGGACCACCGGCCCCGTGGCCTACTCGATCGTGATCGCCGGCACGGCCGCCACCGGACCCACGGGATATTGACCATGACCCCTGAACAACTCCAAGCCGCCGTTTCCGGATTCCTCGCCGGCGCCCGCGACAAGGCCGCCGGCGGCCTCACCGTCGCCGAGTTCGGGAGCCTCGTCGTCGAGCTGCTCCGCCTGGCGGTCGCCGGCTTGGACACGATCTCCACCCTCGACGGCCCGGCGAAAAAGGCGTGGGCGCTCCAGGCGGTCGGGGTGCTCTTCGACACCGTGGCCGACGCCGCGGTGCCGCTCCCGGCCCGGCCGGTGTGGTGGATCGTCCGCCCCGCGGTGCGGTCGCTGGTGCTCGCCGCGGCCGGCGGGGCCTTGGAGCAGGTGCTGCGACTGACGCGGGCGGTGCCCGCACCGGAGGCCACCGCGTGACGCACACCGTCCACCACGGGGATTGCCGCGACGTGATGGCAACGCTCGACGCCGCGAGCGTCGATGCCGTGGTGAGCGATCCGCCCTACGGCCTGTCTTTCATGGGCAAGGGTTGGGATCACGGCGTGCCCGGCGTCGAGTTCTGGACCGAAGCTCTCCGCGTGGCAAAGCCTGGTGCCCATCTGCTCGCGTTCGGCGGCACGCGAACGTATCACCGGCTCGCGTGTGCCATCGAAGATGCAGGCTGGGAGATCCGCGACTGCGTGATGTGGGTCTACGGCAGCGGGTTCCCGAAGTCGCACGATGTGAGCAAGGCGATTGACAAGGCGGCGGGAGCGGAGCGGGATGTCCTGGGCGTTTCCAGCGTCACGGGCGAACGCCGCAACGCTGGGAGCGAAAAGTACGGCGGCGGCAACGGCATCCCGCAATCGATCAATCTCCTCACCGCTCCCGCGACCGACGCGGCCCGCCAGTGGTCCGGCTGGGGCACGGCGTTGAAGCCCGCCTGGGAGCCGATCATCGTGGCCCGGAAGCCGCTCTGCGGCACGGTGGCCGAGAACGTGCTGACGCACGGAACGGGCGGGATCAACGTGGATGGGTGTCGGGTGGGCGCACACGACCCTGCGTGTGACATGGACTACGACTGCACTTGTGGTGCCTCTGGACAAGGCCGCTGGCCAGCTAACGTCGTTCACGACGGGAGCAACGAGGTGGTGGGTCTTTTCCCAGACACGGCGAGTGGAAGCCGCAAGGCTGGCAGGCACGTCGTTGCCGGAGGGCAGGGGCGCTACGGACTTTTCAGCGAAGGAGAGTTGCCGGAGATTATCGGTGACTCCGGTTCCGCCGCCCGTTTCTTCTACTGTGCCAAGGCGAGCAAGGCGGATCGATCTGCGGACAACCGGCACCCCACCGTCAAGCCGACCGCGCTGATGCAGTATCTCTGCCGCCTCGTCACGCCGCCCGGTGGTGTCGTCCTCGATCCGTTCACCGGCAGCGGCTCGACCGGCAAGGCCGCCGTCCTCGAGGGCTTCGACTTCGTCGGCATC